GAAAACCAGTCGTATGCTTAGAACGTGGAGAAAGAAAAAACTACTAAAATGATAAATGATTGGAAAATAGAAATGTTTACGCTGCAAGGGTGTGAAAAATGTGAAACGTTGAAACGTGATTTAAACACCAACAATATACCATATTCTGAACATGATGTAACAACTAATCCATTTCTAGGAGATAGATTAGAGGAAATGTATAAATGTGAAGGGTACCCTATGGTAATTTTTAAAGGTACTTCACAAATAATTTGGCTCCCCGAATCTTTTTTATTACCTTCTCCCAATATTAGGATTTACAATTCAATACCCGAATTGATACAAAATATAAAATCAACATTAAAAAAATGAGATACAAAGAATTAGTTACAAGAAAATTAGAACAATTAGACAATTCATTACATCAGCTTAATCAGTTAGTAAATACTAACGATCAAAGAGGTGCTAAGCAATTTATTGAAACAATGAAAGAAAAGATAGATGATATTCAATCCCTTATTAATTCTGAAGACTAAGTTATGGAAATGAAATTAACAGCAGAACAAATTCAATCCAATTGGGGTGAATTTAAAAATAATATTACAACATACATCAGCCCTGAACGTGCTTCTAAATTATTAGACTTTTATGAAAAGTTTGAGGAACGTGTTATGTTAATGCCAGCCGCACATAAGAAAGAATACCATTCAGCTTTTCCAGGAGGATATGTTGACCACGTTAATCGTGTAGTTAAGGGTGCTTTAGCATTATCAGACGTATGGGAAGCTTTTGGAGCCGATATGTCTACATTTACTAAAGAGGAATTAGTATTTTCTGCTATTAACCATGATTTAGGTAAAATGGGAGATGAAGAAAATGAATCCTATGTCCCACAAACTGATGCGTGGAGACGTGATAAATTAGGTGAAGATTACACGTTTAACACTAAATTACCATTTGCGTCAGTACCAGATAGATCATTATTTTTACTTATGACTCACGACATTAAATATACTTTTAATGAAATGATGGCTATTCAGACACATGATGGTCTATATGATGAAGCTAATAAGAAATATTTAATGGGTTATATGGTTGAACAAAAACCACGTACATCCTTACCATTCATTTTACATCAGGCTGATTTAATGGCTGCTCGTATTGAATTTGAGGTAGAATGGTTACCTAAATTTAAATTAGATAAAAAAGTAGAGGTTAAAGCTCCTTCTAAATTTACAACCAAGACCCCAACATTATCTAATCCAAACGCACCATTTGCTAACCTTTTAAATAATATATAAGATGGAAACATTAATTTTAATCAATATAATAGTAATCATTTCAGGTGTAATAGGATACGTTATCTGGAACTTAATGAAAAAAGCTGAAAAGCTTGAATCAATGATTAGTGTACAAGAAAAGTATATTATGGATTTTTATGATTTAGTTAAACAATCAGAAGCAAAAATTAAGGAAATTGATGATAAACAATTATTTCAATCAGATGATGAAATTGGTTTTTTCTTTACTAATATTAAAAATATCCAAGAAGCACTTTCGGATTATATAAAATTTGTAAAATAAGATGGAGATAGCTAGCTTAGAAATTAAAATGCTTGTGATTCCTCAGGAAGAAACAGAAGTACAGTTTACAAAAAAGGGAACAGTTCGAAAGAGAAAACCCAAAACTAAAAAAATGTATTTCACTCAAGATACAGAAGATGCTATTATTGAATATCTAGCTGAAACTGATCCTATAAAGAGAAATAGAATTTATAATGAACGTATTGATTATGGTTTTTTTAAATTAACCGAAAATATCATTCATACCTTCAAATTTTATTATACTGAGGTTGAAACAATTGCGGAACTTCAACATGAAGTAACGTCATTCTTGCTTGAAAAATTACATTTATATAACCAAGCGAAAGGTAAAGCCTTTTCGTATTTCGGCACGATTGCTAAACGTTATTTAATTCTTTATAATAATAAAAATTATGAAAAATTAAAAGGTAGAGCTGAAGTAGGAGCCATAGATGAAGATAAAACTATTGTAATTAACATACTAAATAGTTCTTCCCCATCAGATGATCCAATGGTTAGTGAAAATTACTTTATAGAAAGTTTTATTAAGTATATGGATTTACATTTAGAAAGAGTATTTTCGGATAATGAAGATGCTAAAACCGCTGATGCCATAGTTCAATTATTTAGACATAGAGAAAAATTAGATATATTTAATAAGAAAGCTCTTTACATCTATATTAGAGAACAAACAGATCAAGATACCCCTCAAATAACAAAAGTAATTAAATCTCTTAAAAAAGTACATTACAGATTACACCAACAATACTTAGATTATGGTTATGTTGATTTAAGATATTAAAAAATCTTTAACAGAACCATATTTATAACGAAAATATATTATGGATTTTAATTCAATAACATTATTCGGTAAAAAAACATTTGCCGATTTGTTAAAAGAAATACATACTAATTCTTCTAATAAAGAGAAAGAAATTAGATTATTGATAGAAAGTTTAAAACCGTTCATCACCTCAGCAGGTGATGCGGTTATTATTGTTCCATTAATTAAAGATTATTTAGATGTATCAGTTAAAAATGATGATTTATTAATCAAAATGGCAGGTATAGTTCAAAGAGCTATGAATACTAATAGTGGTGGAGAAGATATGTTACTTACTGATAGTGACAAAGAAATGTTATTTCAATCTATGCAACAATTAGACGAACAAGCTAAAGAACAAGTATTAGAACAATCTGTTAAAAACATTTATGAGCAATCTGTATCCTAGTTTTCATAGTAATATAGGTTCTAACTCTAAAGGAGGATCAAAAGGTTCATCAAGTCCTTTCTTCTATGCTAGAGTTAATGACATTATAATATCTTCAAAAACCAAAACAGATAACTTTTTTACTGCTGCTGGTGGGTGGGCAGGATTAGGTTCTATTAAATTTACTCCTATTGGGTCCAAACCCGATAATGATAAACCTTCTACTTTAATAGCAAAACCTTTATTTACAAATTTAATTCAATATCCTCTTCTAGAAGAAGTAGTTTTAATTTTAACTGCCCCTTCTATAGGTTTAAATGATGATCCACAAGCTCAAACTTTTTATTATCTTTCAACTGTAGGTTTATGGAATAGTGTTCATCACAATGCTTTTCCTGATATTAATAGCTTTAAGGGAGATTTAAATTTTGGAAATACTTTTAAAGAAAAATCAAACGTAAGAAATTTACTTCCTGAAGAAGGAGATATTTTATTAGAAGGCAGATGGGGCAATTCAATTCGCTTTTCTTCGACAACTGCACAAAAAACTCAAAATAACTCGTGGAGTTCACAAGGTGAAATAGGTTCACCAATCACTATTATTCGTAATAAACAATCCGAAATTGATATAAATCCTTCTCCTTGGGTACCTGTTTATGAAGACATAAATTATGACGGTTCATCTATTTATTTATGTAGTGGTCAAGATATTCCTTTAGAATATGCTTCAAAGAATTTAAAATCATTTGATGTAACTTTAGGAGCAGCATTTAACTCTGCACTTCAAATTGCAGATCCTATATTAACTACACAAGATCAATCCCCAACATCCGCTGATAATCTTAAATAAACATGGCATATAAACCAGAATTTCCTTACTTAGGAGAACAAATAATAATCAATTCCGGTAGAGTTATTTTAAACTCTAAGGATGATTCTGTGTTTTTATTTGGGAAAAAAGCAATTGGTTTCTCATCTGCTGGTACAATTAACTTTGATGCTGATGATAAAATAATAATTAATTCACCTCAAATCTATTTAGGTATAGATGCTAAAGAACCTTTAGTAAAAGGTCAAGCCTTAGAAGATCTTTTAATAGATTTATTAGATACATTGGATGAATTAGGAGGAAAACTTACTTTTGCTAAAGATAGTAATGGTGTATTTTTAACAGGTATAACAACTTCAGGTATAAGTTTAAAAAGATCTGTTAAAAGACTAAAATCTCAAATAAAATATATCAAATCCTCTAAAAACTTTACCCTATAATGGCAATACCTAAAGGAATATCAGATATTTTAACCAGAACCTCACCCGAAAAAATAACGGTTGCTACTGAACAAATACTGGACATTTTAAATAAAATCAATACTGTAGTTTTAGAGATAAATTCTATTGATTTTTGTAATCCTCTAGGTTATATTTTAACTAAAGCCCTACCTCCTGGAGGTAGATTAGAAGGTAAACTTTTAAAATATGGAACAACTATTTCTGACTTTATAAAATTACAAGAAGGTAAATTATCTCCTGATAAAAAAGAAGGCGAAACCGAAGAAGAATATCAAACCCGTATTCGAGATCTTCAAACTCAAATAGAAGATATAAGAAAAAGCTTAGAAGATATAATCCCTGATCCTGAACTTGCTGATATCATCCCTGGTGGAGAAGGTTTAATTAAAACTATTAATGCTTTAAATTTAGCTTTAGTTGCTGGAAGTGATATAGCAGAAATGAAGGCTGATCCTTCAGTAATCAAAACAAAACTTTCTCTTATATCATCATTTGCTAAAAAATTAACTCCTTTTACATCACCTATTAATATTGCTACATTGGCAATAGGAGATAAAGCAGAAGAATTAAATAAAATTTTAAGTGGTTTTATTAAACCTGAGAGATTTCAAGCTGGGTTAGCTGCTATTATAAGACAAGTTAAAGCTGTAGATAGAGCTATAAGTCAAATTCAAAAAATTGTTAAGTTAATAAATACTATATTAAAATTAATAAATACTTTAATTAAAGTATATAAATTTGTTGTTAAAATATTAAAATTAAACCCATTACCTTTAGCAGTAGGAGGTCCTACTCCCGTTGTAGCCCAAACAGCTGGAGCGGTAAATACCCAATCTGATACTATTGCTTCTTCTAAATTTATGATTGAAGATTTTCAAAAATTAATTGGAATGGTTTCTTTCTTTCTAGATAAAAGTGTTCTTTTGTCAATTAATAAGATTAGAAAACAAATCCTTAAATTATTAACTCAACTAAACGTTTTATATAAAAATTTAGCTGCATGTCAATATGCTAACGATCCTCAAACCCTACAATCAATTCAGGGAAGTATAGACTCATTAAATAATAACTTAAGTACTTTAGATAATTTATTTCCAACCGCTAAGGATATAGAAATAGTTTTACCTAAAACCTACAATGGTTATCAGATTGATATAATTAAAGAAGAAGTAGTAGATGCTGGTGTTACACTCTTAAGAAGAAGAGTTGTAGTAGCAGATCAAAGAGGAGTAATTCAATACGAAGGTAAACCAACATTCGCTAGTAAAGATTATATCTTAGTAAATGAAGGTCAATATTATATTGATAAACAATCTCAAAGATCAACAAGTGATCAAGGTAACGATGCCCCATCAGATCAATACATAACAGATATAGTAACAGGAATCGGGTTAGATCCCACAAATACATTAGCAGGTACTGTAACACCTGATTAAATAAGTTTTATTATTAAATATTTATAATTATGAATTTAGATGCTTTTAGAAAAGTAATTAGAGAAGAAGTAAAAAAAGCTATTCAAGAAGAAATGAGAGAAGTTCTACTTGAGGCAGTTAAATCTGCTAGTGCTCCAAAATCCTTTGGAACTGCTGGTCCTACTTTAGTTCAACCATTTGTTGAAACTAAATCTGATTACAAACCAAAATTCAATGAAGTATTAGCTTCAGAAAGAAAAGTCCCAGTATCTACTGGTAATCCTCTTTTGGATATATTAAACGAAACAGCACAAGCAGGAGAATGGCAATCCTTAAACGGAGATGGATATAGTGCAGCTGATGCTGTAAGTTGGAGTGGTGGAATGCCTAGCATAAATGGTCAAGTCCCAGTTGTAGCAACTGTAGACGAAATGATGTCTAGAAATAAACACGCACAAGATATATCACAAGTTAATATAGATGCTGTACCTGATTTTTCAAAATTAATGGGTAGAATGAAAGAAAACGGTACCATATAATGGAATACAATATAATTAATATTAATCCTTTAGATCTATCTCCTAGTAAGGGGGTAGGTATTAAACTTCCATTTGATGGAACAACAGGTTTAAATATTACTTACACAACAAAAGATTCAATAAAATCCAATCTATTAAATTTCTTTCTTACTGGAAAAAGAGAAAGAATAATGAACCCCACATTTGGTGCTGGTATCAGAGAACAATTATTTGAACAAATAACTCAAGGTACTACTCAAAATATGAGAGCTATTATAGAATTTGGAGTAAATGATTATTTCCCACAAATAAAAATAAATAAATTAACCGTTAATGCCTTACCAGATAGTAATGCTATTCAAATTTATTTCAGTTATTCAATTTCTAGTACTAATATACAAGACGAGATTTTAATAAATTTCAATAATGGCTAATACAAAGACTGTACAATATTTAAATCGTGATTTCGATAGTTTAAAAGCACAATTAGTTAATTTTGCTAAAACCTACTATCCAAACACTTATAATGACTTTAGTGAAGCATCACCTGGAATGATGTTAATTGAAATGTCATCTTATGTAGGAGATGTTTTATCTTTTTACATAGATAATCAAATTCAAGAAAACTTCCTTCAATTTGCTAAACAAAGAAAAAACTTATTAGCTTTAGCTTATAATTTTGGGTATCGTCCTAAAATATCTAGTGCTGCTTCAACAGAAATTAGTGTATACCAAGTTGTTCCTTCCACAATAACCTCAGGTAGAGTTGAACCAGATTTTAATTATACTTTAATTCTAGAAGAAGGAACTCAAATCCTATCTAGTATTAATTCTAATATTGCATTTTATGTAGAAGAAAAAGTTGATTTCTCAAAATCAGGCTCATTCTCAGATACTGAAATTTCTGTATATTCTACAGATGTTAATAGTCAACCCAACTTCTATTTACTTAAAAAAACAGCGAAAGCTTCATCGGGAACTTTAACTTCAACAACATTTACGTTTGGTAATCCTGAACGCTATCCTACCGTGGTTCTTAACGATTCTAGCATATTAGGTATAGTTAGCGTAACCGATACTGATAATAATATTTGGTATGAAGTACCTTATTTAGCTCAAGATACAATCTTTGAATCTACTGCTAATATTGCTTCAAATAATCAAGAATTATCACAATATAACGACACAACTCCTTATTTACTTAAATTAAAAAAAGTACCTAGAAGATTTGTTTCTCGTTTTAAAGCCAATAATTCCCTAGAATTACAATTTGGACCTGGTGTTTCATCAGGAGCTGATGAAGAAATAATTCCTAATTCAGATAATATAGGTTTAGGTTTACCTTATGGAGTAAGTAAAATGACTACTGCTTGGGATCCTTCAAACTTTTTATATACCCAAACTTATGGTATTTCACCTTCAAATACTACTTTAACAGTAAATTATTTAAAAGGTGGAGGAGCTATATCTAATGTCCCTTCTAACACTTTAACTAATAAAACAGGAGGTACTGTAACTTTCTCAAACAATAATAGAGATGCTAATTTATCAACTGCTGTTTTAAACTCTCTTGCTTTTACAAATGAATCTGCTGCTGTAGGAGGAGGAGATGGAGACACAAATGAAGAAATTCGTTTAAATACTTTAGCTACTTATCCAACACAATTAAGAGCCATAACAAAAGATGATTATGTAATTAGAACTTTATCTTTACCTTCAAAATTTGGTTTAGTTTCTAAAGCATATGTTAATCAAGATTCAAGTATAGATGTAAATTTTAGAACTGATTTATTAGCTACTAATAACCCAAATGCTATTTCACTTTATATCTTATCTAAAGATAGTAATGGAAGTCTTTCTACACCAAGTCCTGCTTTAAAAACCAATATCAAAACATATCTTTCTGAATTTAGAATGATAACTGATGCGGTTAATATTAAAGAAGCTTTTATTATCAATATTGGTATTCTC